TCAGCTTCAGGGTATTCAATAACTAAAGTTAACGATGATAAATATACCTTTGCAACTGCAACAACATCTAGTATAACAGAAACAGGAGGTGGTGGCTCTGCATCAGCAGGTCCCGTAACAGTACAATCATGATAAAACATTTTTTCAATTGGATAAAAACATTTTTTAATAAAGAAGAAAAAGATCCACATCTTGTATTATTTGAAGAAGTAAAACCAGAACATTGCTCTAAACACAGTAGATTTAGAAAAAGCTGTCCTGAGTGTAAAGAGGTTGTATTGTAATGGCATATACTTTAGCAAATTTAAGAACTGATATTAGAAACTATACAGAAGTTGATGACTCTGTTTTATCTGATACGGTATTAGATACTATTATTAAAAATACAGAAAACGCTATTTACAGAGAAGCGGATTCTGATGATAACAGATTTTATGCAACTTCAAATTTACAATCTGGAAACAGATATGTCAGTATTCCATCTGATTTAAGATTTATAAGATATGTTCAATTAACAGATACAAATGTAACTCCAAATGTTCAAACTTATTTAGAGAAAAAAGATACAAGTTACATGGCAGAATTTTATGATAAACCAGGCACTGCTTCTGGTCTTCCAAAGTATTATGGCAACTGGGATGCTAACTTTTGGGTGGTAGCACCTACGCCAAACAACACTTATTTAATAACTTTAGCTTATACAAAACAGCCAGCATCAATCACAGCGAGCCCTGGATCGACAGCTGGAACATATGTTAGTAATAAATATCAGGATTTACTTTTATACGGTTGTCTGGTAGAAGCATATGGATACTTGAAAGGTCCTGCAGATATGTTACAATACTATCGACAGGCTTATCAAAAAGCACTACAAACGTACGCGATCGAACAACAAGGTCGAAGACGCCGAGACGAATATCAAGATGGGGTTATTCGTACTCCTTTAAAATCACCATCACCATAATAATTAAGGAGAACAACAAATGGCTAATGTAGTACCTGACTCTTTTAAAACAGACCTGTTAAAAGGGACATTTAATTTTGATTCCTCTGGTGGATCAACTTTTAAACTTGCTCTTTACACAGATATATCTGGCCTAACAACAGCAACAACTGCGTTCACTACAACTAACGAAGTTTCTACATCTGGAACAAACTATACTTCAGGTGGAAATACTTTAACTAATAATGGTGTAGCGATTGCAAGTAACATTGGTTACGTTGACTTTGCAGATTTAACTTTTTCATCTGTAACTTTAACTGCTGTAGGCGCATTGATTTATAAAAGTAGTAGCGGTAACGAGGCTGTATTAGTTCTAGATTTCGGCGGATCAAAAACTGCAACTAACGGAGATTTCGTTATTCAGTTTCCAACTGCTAACTCTTCTAGCGCTATTATTAGACTTGGCGACGCGTAATAGAATTTGGAGTAGTAATGGCTTTAATAGTTAACGATAGAGTTAAGGAAACAAGTACAACTACT